GGAAACAGAAAAACGTCGCGTTGGTTAGTGAATGGGCCAAGGAGCATCCCACGTGTATGAATAGCAATACTAAAGATAATGAAAAGTATTTCAAACTGTCCAAGGTGGCAACTGATGGAGAAAAGAATGGTAATATCGCAAAGGTGATACGAAATGTGGCAAAGAATGTGTCAATCGATAAGGATACTCAACAACATATACCTGATACATTATTATAGTATGGATAGATACCGCTCCACAAAATACTCCTCAGCTGGATGAAGTAAAGCACCAGCGCCACTTTTACTCTGAATCTCTCGAACAATGCGTTTAAGAGCGGCAGTTGACGACGATGACGACGACGCACGGTTTTCGAGAATATATGTATCGATGTTAATTCTCGTTGGGTTATTGTTATCGGGGATGAGTTGGACCATTTTCGATAAATGTGGTGTATAAAATATAAACGTATAATGGGTTTATATTTTATTCATTCTATATGACAACAATGGATACCGGGGTCACCCTCGCACTCCCAATTCCAAATGCGGAGTTTATATGGTATTGTGCGTGGACATCATTTTTTTCTGCGATATATGCGTTTTCCAAAGACGAAACTGCCCATTTCACGGCGGTCCCAGCAGCTGTGTTAGCATCATCACTCAATTACTGGAGAAATCCTGTAAGTAATTCTTGGAGACGCACCATCGATATCGCGGTTGTCTTCTCTGGTATGACCTATCAGGCGTATTATCTTCATAATGGTTACTCTAATGGATTACTCAAACATTCAACTTGGTTGACATATGTGTATCTTATCGGATGTTCAGCTATATGTTATGGATTAAGTCATTATTTGATGTTCCACGATTGTGTTTGGCCAGCAACATACGCACACGCAAGTATTCATATTGTCGCCAATATAGCGAATTTTGTATTGTATAATGGATATAATACCCCAAAATAATATATAAACGCAATTTTGGATATATATTAGCAGCAGCATTGTGATGACAAAAATAATAATCAATAACAATATTTACGATATAACCACATTTATAAACGAACATCCAGGTGGTCCCGATGTGTTCAACGCGCGAGCCACCAAAAATGACACAGGAGCAGACACCCCCCCCGACCTGACCCATAAATTCAATGAAGTCGGGCATTCAGAATATGCGGTGAATCTACTTGGAAATTATAAAGTGGAGGAACTATCCGAAGATGATCCACGATTTAACCGAAATAACAAGTTGGAATACAATAAGACCAAAATATCTAAACTCATAACTCACGAGGACAAATTCCATATCCACAAAACAATGGGAATCATCTCTCTTTTGAACTATTTCTATCTTCTATTCGACTGTTTTTATAGTGGTGCCACAGCCGAGATGACCCTAAGAAGTGTGAATGGTGGATTTATCGGACTTACGTGGGTTCACAGTATCCTCTCGCTATCCGCACTTCAATTTCTCATTCCGCGCACACGCACCGGGATTCTACCGATGATTTGGCAGGAGTTTCGCGCACATTCCATTATTTTCGCGGTACGGAGTTTCTTGATTATTAATATGCTGTATTTCTGTACGGACCGGGACGGATCTGCGGTCGCACTGGTTATCCGCCTCGCTATCGTCCTTCTCGCGATGAAACTCGCAGATGTAAGCACAGAATATCTCCGTGAAAACAAGAAAGAGACGACGACTGCGACAATGCCGTATTGGAGTGATTGTCCCGCCGCGCTTCAATCCGCAATCAAGTATTTCTATACACATTCGCAATTTATGGCAACAATCGTCTGTCTTTTCGGCACAATCCCATATATCCTCGCAGTCGCATTTCCCATTCAAATCGCGTCGTTTCTAATGACCCTTGTCCGTAAAAACATCATTTCCTCATTATGGTATCATATCTTATATGGTGGTAGTCTTCTTATTGTATATTTGATCAATGTTGCTGACACTACATTATACCCAGTTATAATTCTGGGGATCGTCCTTATATACATACGTGTCCACTTGAAACTTAATAAATATGCGCTCTGGACATTGGCCGCACTGATTTTTGGGTTCGTGAAATACGCCTCTTCTGAATCCACTACATTCCCCGAGAGTATGCGCCTTTTCGGTTTATTCGCCATACCACTTTTATCGTTTTATTGCTATCATTTCGTTCCAGGGACAATAGTTCCATCGACTGAGATCGGACACTATATCCTAGACATATTATTTGATAAACATCGAATCCGTGAAGAATCCAATCACCGTGTCCAAAAGAATATGACGATTGGTAAACAGACCGGTCAAATCCATAACAAAATCACGATACAATTATGCGAGAAATATCCGAAATACAAACCAGGAATGTATTTTAATCTGTATTTTGATACAAAGAAACGGCCATATACACCGGTGAAATATACGGAGGCGGCGGACACAGACATCGCGGATACTGTGACATTTTTGATAAAACGTATGCCAAATGGTGAAGTATCGCCTCTTATTTGTGATAAATATCTAATGAACCAAACCGTGTTTATCAAAGGTCCATTTGGGCGTAAGTATTATGATCCATCACCCGATATTAGGTCGTTTGTATGCGATGGCGCACAAATCCGCGCAAAGTATGTCCTTATGTGCTCTTGTGGGTCTGGAATTACACCATTGTATAGTATGGGTATTGCGTGGCTTCAGAACCGCCAGCACCACCACGACGACCAGGAGCTTCATTACTTGTCATCGTATCGTACAAGCGACGATGCGGTATTGCGTGTCAGTCCCACCACCGTGAAAGAACGACTTTTCATTTCCGATGAAAACACGAAACTAACACCCGCCACACTTATTGATTATCTCGCTGGAATTATTGATTCACCTGACAGAACAAACGGACCAGATGATATTGTGGTGTTTATTTGCGGAACACCGGCATATTCACAAATGGTCAAGGAGACCTGTTCGATTGTCAGCACGGCCGTGAAAACATACGAGTGGTGAATTATTATATACTTTTAGTATAATATAGAAAATGAAATGGTATGAAAACCAACACATACTTTTGGCTTTAATGCTTTCATTCTATATTATCCCTATCGCATATGTCTATTACACGTACAACAACAACAACAATGAGAGTAAAAGTATTTCAAGTATCCTCACGAGTCAAGATCTTGTATTACTAACGATACAAACGAGACACTTCATCGCCGTGTGTATGTTTATTATGGCGGTATTTACAATAATATATGAATTTCAGCGTTGTGTGAAACATATGAAATCATCGTGGTGGTCATTATTTACTATTGTCATTCTTCTTATCGGTATATTCGGTGTCATTTATATCCCTGAAACAAATTCAATTCATTACATATTTGCGGGGGTCGTATTTCTCTCGATTATAGGGTTTATGACCGGGCATACTATACACCGCGACGTATTCCACGGCCACGTAGACAATTTTCGCATTCTACTTTACACACAATTCCTCTTTATGGTCATCACCATCATCGGGGTTATCCAAGACGCGCCAATACTTACAATAGAGTCGATCTTCCTACTTAATTTTGCGGTGTTTTATCTATATTTACATTACCATAACCATAACCATAACCATAACCATAACCATAAAATTGAACAATAATAACCATAATAACCATAATAAACATAATATTATATTTATTATATTCATTACAAATGAAGAAGTCCGAAGCACTCCTCCCGAAAATCCATCGCCTTAATTATATCGGGTCAAAATACCAGCTTCTCCAATGGCTCACCGATTATATAAAAGAGAAAACCGGTTTCGCGACATTTGAAAACAAGACTGTAGCGGATCTCTTCGCAGGGACTGGTGTCGTATCTTATCATTTTCGCCAACAAGGCGCAGCAACCATTTATTCCAATGACTCCGAATTATATAGCTCGGTGATCGCCCACGCATTTACCCGGTCAGTGTATACAGAGCGAGTCCGTCACGTTATCGATCAAATGAATACTGCTGTCGCCGCCACGCCCCCAGGATTTGTCACGCGACATTATAGCCCCTTCGAAGGAAATGAACGGATGTTCTTCACGGTTGAAAACGCACGCAGGATTGACGCGATGCGTGCGATGCTGGAAACCGTCGCTGACCTGACCCGTGACGAATATCAATTCATCCTTGCGTCGATTATTATTAGTGCCGACGCAGTGAGCAATGTCCCCGCAGTATATGGATCTTATCTCAAGAATTTCAAGGCCAAAGCCGCCAAACCGCTTGTATTGTTTCCGATACACACAATTACTGCGTCTGCGTCTGCGTCTGCGTCTGCGTCTGCGTCTGCTATATTCCACGCTGACGTAACAGATCCCACCTTCCTCTCCGCCACCCTCCCCCCGGTAGATATCGCGTATTTGGATCCTCCTTATAATGAACGCCAATATTCGAAGAATTATTTCCCGCTGAATATCATCGCGAAGACTCCCGCGTCACTAAACACCGAGCCCCCCTTAAAAGGAAAAACCGGTATTCCCACCGACTGCTTTCTATCCACCTTCTGTCGAAAAGGGGCCGCCTCGGAAACCGCATTTGATACCCTGATATGCGGTTTACGTGCCAAATGGATCTTTCTGTCGTACAACAGTGAAAGCATTGTGTCAAAAGAGAAAATGCTGGAAATTCTGCGTCGATACGGAACTGTCTCTGTCATTGAGCGTGAATACAAACGGTTCAAGTCGTTTGAATACAATAAAGACAAGGCAATACAAGAATATCTGTTTTGTCTTGAAAAAAAAGGGGTCTCTACCGACCCCGCCGCTGCCGCCACCGCTGCCGCCACCGCTGCCGCCACCGCGTCTACAACGACACTACCGTGTAATGCCCGCTGAAAATGCGCAGAACTTTGTCAATCGTCCAGCGAACCGCCATATTGTGGCGACTCTTCGTGTGAAACTGAAACTCCAAAATGGTTTCTTCTTTACGGTTTCCACAACCATCGTCGATAACAACTTTCAAGCTGCTAGAGTTTTTCCACTTGTCGTGGGTGCGCGTCCACACGTATTGAAATGAACTCCAGTCAGGCGACCCCGACGCAGTAATGAACCGGATGTCATTTGTGTCTTTGACATAATACACAATTGGTGAGTCAAAAGTGTATTTCCAAAGCATCGGTAAAACCGTCGTAATGTTCGCCTGGATGTATTGTTTCAGGTTTTCAGGGGTCGTGTATTCAATCCCGAGCTCCTGGCAGAACTTTTGTGGATGGGATTGTCCGACGACTTGCGGCGCGATCTTGCCGCCTTTTTTCTTGTTGCTTTTTGCGGAAAGGTGGATGTCGCCGCATCCGATGCTCGTGAAATCATATCTTGCGCCTTTGCTTGCGGTATGAACACATTGTGGGAACAGATTGTCAGTCACAAGACGCTTCAAGCGTGGGACCAATTTGTCAGCTTCTTCTTGACTGTAAATAAACGGCCCATCATAGGGGATGCCGTATGCGTCACATATCGCCTTCTCGAAAATCTTACCTGTATCTTCGGTTTGTAGCGTCGCCTTCGGGGAGACCTCGACCTCCGCATTGGCCTGAGCCGTGGTGGGTGATGTAGTCGTAACAGTAGTTTCGTATTCCATATTGAGTTGATCTACTATTACTGTAGTTATAGAATAACATTTCAATTTTTACGGATTTACATTTAATATTGGTTTACACCTAAAATAATGAATCTGCGTCGCGTCCGCCGCCGCCCGCGTATAACTAACTTAAATATTTGATATCTTAATTATACATATTACGACTTCGTAAATATTATTAATTCATACAATAATACAATGGGCGGAGGCAAGAATAATCACAAGCATAAGAAAGCCGGAAAGGGCAATTCTGGAAAAAGCGCAGGTGGAGGTGGCGCAGCTAAGTCGTCATCATCATCCACGTCCAAGCCGGTGACCATCAAGGATATTTCCACCGAGTTTCAGACCATTATCCTTGATTTCCTGCGTGACATTGACTGTTCTTTTCCTGAGTATCGTGAAACCCTGTCGCGATATTTAGGATATTCTCACGAAATGAAACCGATGCCGGATGAACTTTATATTGAGTTGTATACGCATTGTCGTTCGGTGTATCCAGTGAAGTTTTTTGATATTTTGTATAAGACTGATACCTTATTCAATTTCGCGAGTGAAACTCCTTCTGCCGGCGAGGCTGGCTCCTCACGCGAAGGTAATCCCCCGGATACAGCACAGGCTAGTGGAACGAACGATACGAGCACGTATTTCCTCCCTGGAATTGATTTTCGAGAGATTTGGAATACCGAGGATATCACAGATAACACCAAAGATATTATTTGGAAGTACCTCCAACTCATTCTCTTTTCCATCGTCAATAATCTCTCAGATATGGGTTCATTTGGAGACACGGCCAAATTGTTTGAGGCAATCGATGATAATGAACTGAAAACCAAGCTTGAGGAGGTAATTGGCGAGATGGGTTCAATGTTTGGCGCAGCAGAGGGTGGTGCTGCCAACGGAGCGTCAGCTGAGGGTCTCGACGAGACATTTAAGAAGGCAACTGAGTTTATGAATGAGGCATTCTCTGGAGCCGAGGGTTCAGCAGCGGGTGCGGGCACAGGCGCAGCACCAGGCACATCAGGATCGGTACCACCCATCCCAGACGCAAATTCTATTCACGAGCATCTCTCATCTATCTTGAATGGAAAGATCGGTATGCTCGCCAAAGAGATCGCAGAAGAGACTGCGGCGGATCTGAACCTGAATATGGAGAATGAGACCTCGATGAAAGGTGTATTTCAGCAACTTCTTAAAAACCCAGCCAAATTGTCTGGTATTATAAAGTCTGTGGGTTCAAAGTTGGATTCCAAGTTGAAGTCGGGTGAACTGAAAGAGAGTGAGATTATGCAAGAAGCGAGTGAATTGATGTCAAAGATGAAGAATATGCCAGGTATGAACAATCTCGCGAGTATGTTAAGCAAGATGGGGATGAATATGCCCGGAGGAATGGCAGGAATGGGGGGCGGTGGCAAAGTGAATTTCGGTGCTATGCAATCGCAACTTAACCGGAATATGAAGCAAGCGCAGATGCGTGAACGATTGTTAAAGAAGGTTCAGGACCGTCAGCAGCAGCAGCAGCAGCAGCAGCAGCAAGCACCCAACGTCCCCGCCAGCGGAGCCAATACCGCAGTCTTTACATCAGGTGATAAACCAGCGAAGACGCCCCGCCCACCCGCCACACCAGTCGCACAAGCACACCCTACTCCTGCGGATAAACAAAAGAGCGATTAATTCCTTCTAGTAATATATAAGAGTATATTAACTTATACATTTCTATTCTTCAAATATCTGACACACACACACATAAACAATGACGAAAGACCAAGTATTCTGGATGGAAGACCCAAGTATACTTATGAATAAGGATTATATTCGCGATATATGGCCATCGAAAACGATGGAACCTCCCGCGAAATTGAACGCGATTACACGATTTGTCATCCTCGCCACTATTTTAGGGTTTTTGATCACATCAGCGTTTTCGATATTTATTTTAGGCGCTATTACTTTAGGAATTATTGTTATGATTTATAATTTTGTCCATAAGGGGAAGTCTGGAATGGAAACCGAGCAAGCGAAGAAAATCCTGAAAACGAAGGAGGGGTTCGTTAATAATATCGATAAGCCAGAGATGTATGAATTGATGCGTGATGAATTCACGGCACCACAGCCACAAAATCCAATGATGAACCCGCTTTTACCTGAAATAGTGGACAATCCACAGCGTAGAAATGCCGCACCATCATTTAATCCCGCGGTGGAGGATGATATCAACGAATCGACGAAACATTTTGTCAGTGGAAGTATCGATACAAATGCGAGTAACACGATCTACAATAATAGTAATGTTCCAGCGATGAAACCGAATCATACTCCTGAAGAAACATATGGGAAATTATTCGGAACTTTAGGTGATAATGCGGTATTTGAATCGTCAATGCGACAGTTTCATCCTGTTGCGAATACACGAATCCCGAACGACCAAGACGCATTCGCGAAATTCTGTTATGGCGAAATGAAGTCGTGTAAGGAAGGCGATGAATTCGCGTGTGGTCGCATTAATTCTCGACTAGGGCAGGTGATTGGACAGTAATATCACGCTACCCACATTCCATTCAGCTCCATTCCATTCCATTCCGTTCCATTCCATTCCATTCCCTTCCCTCCCCCCGCCGGGCTTTAGTAAAATAATATTATATCTATGTTAATTACATAAGGTATAATATATCAAGATGGCTTACGTTCATAGTTACACGTTTGATAATATGTCACGTATCGGTTGCGATACAGGTGACCTCTCGCAGCGCAATGTTCAGAATTTAAACGCGGCGAATTATGCGCTCAACAACTTCTTCTCGACGGATTGCCAGATGGAGCGCCCTATCCAGTTCGCGACTAGTCAACCTAATGTGTTTTATAAGGGTGGACACCAGACTGGATTTGGTGGCTGTAATATCGATACTAATTCAGAGCTTTCTATTGGCAGCCTGAATACCCACGCCAAGTGTAAATTGAGTCTTCTCGAGCGCCCCTTCAAGACCGTTCCCTTTTTAGGACGTGGTGCCGTGAATGTGGATTTCGAGTCCCGTATGCTTCAAGGCGATATGAATACCAATAAGAAGAGCATTACGCAATTATCGGAACAAGTGAATGTGTCGCACTCAGACTATCCTCTTCAGGAGGAGTTTAAGTCGACGATTAACAACCCGGCGAATTATGTGGAAGGTGCGGCGGTCAATGGCTGGATTCGTGGAGGTGTGCCATCGCGCGAGTTGGTGCGTGATCAGGAGTATCTCTTTAACGGTAGTAAGTAAGTCTCGCCTCGCTACATCCATCCGCATCTCGCCTCGCTACATCCATCCGCATCTCGCCTCGCTACATACCTCCGCTGCCGCTCCGGTATTCCGCTCGGCTCGGTCATCGTCGCCGATTCTGGGGGATAATTTGGTGAGACTGACCGAGCCGAGAGAACCCCGGCGCTTCAGCGGAGGGTGTTCTTGAGGTGAGACTGACCGAGCCGAGAGAACCCCGGCGCTTCAGCGGAGGATGTTCTTGAGGTGAGACTGACCGAGCCGAGAGAACCCCGGCGCTTCAGCGGAGGGTGTTCTCGAAGGCGAGACGAAATAGTATAAAGTCAACGTGTTATATTTTATATACATTGATTTTAATGAACGAAACCACCGGAATTGTTGAGCCCTATGAACTGCCCTATGATGAACCTGTGCTTGAACCCGCATCCGAACCTGCGCTGACCCCAGCACTCGACCTCTCCGGCTATAATTATGACCTGGTCCTCACGTATAAGATGATTGAAGACACCGACGACCAAGATACACTATTCCGTATCCAGTTTCTTCAGGCGTTCGGGATTACTGATGATGAATACCATCCGGAGATTGTTTCTGCTGTTATTGATGACTTATATGAACGATTCCGAGAGAATCTGGGGATTCGAGAGATTTTAGCGGCACATCCACTGTTTCACGCAGAAGGCACTGATAATACCGAGACCGACGGCGTACCAAGCGGTACCGATAACAGCGAGATGATTTTCTGTATGATGTTTTCATTCCAAATATTCGATTTATTCCATACGTGTATGCGTCACGTCAAACACGGCGAAGAAGTCCCACAAACACTCCGGGATGAAATCGTGGATTCTCTTCGCCAGATGTTTTAATTTAGGAATTCATATAAATATATAGAATAATAAGTATATAAGAATAATTATTATATAGAATAATAATAACCGATTACAAACCAGAATAGAATGGCCTCTACCCGAAACAAAAATACACGCACCGATTTTAAGATCGAGCAAAACTCGCAAAGCCTCGCACGCACATATGTCGCGTTTGAGAACGGTTGTGCTGGCAAGGCATTTGAACCCGCCCTCGCGTTTGAAAGTGTAGGCATCCTCCCCACGAAGATGTCTCGCGAGCATTTCTCCTCCAATTCAGTGGATATCGAATCCGCGTTATTTGGAATCAATTCCACGAATTTAGTAGAGCCGCAGGCGACTGTTGTGCCGCATATGAAGAGTCTACCCGAGGTGAAATTCTTCGATAGGATGGCTATGTTTATGCCGGAACCTCTGGTTGTTGAGAAGTCGGCGCGTCCTTTTCAGCACGCGGAGGCCAAATTTTTTTAATGTTGGGGATATGTATACATAAATGTCATTAAAATCAAGTGACTCACCACCACCATCACCATCACCATCATCATCACTATCACCAACTGGAGCTAAAGTGCCAGATTACGATTCTCAACTAGATCCTAATGTTCGCAATAGTCTTAATTTTAACGTCAAAGGCAAAGTTCCTATGGCACCAGGTGCGGATGAAAATGGTCCAAAAATCTTGGCCCCACCAAATGAACAACCCGGTCAACCCGGTGGACTCAGTGGACCCGGTCAACCCGGTGGACTCGGTGGACTCGGTGGACTCAGTGGACCCGGTCAACCCGGTGGACTCGGTGGACTCGGTGGACTCGGTGGACCCGGTGGACCCGGTCAACTTGGTGGACTCGGTGGACCCGGTGGACCCGGTCAACCCGGTGGAAGTCGTAGAAAAAAATCCAAGTCATCACGTGTCGCACGCAAATCACGCTCAACCCGCCGCCGCAAATCATCGCGTCGCAAATCATCGCGTCGCAAATCACGTACCGCCACCACCGCCCCCCGTCGCAACCGTCGTCGCACCACCCGAAAATAAACAACAACACATTTAGTAAGTAATATGTACACATAATAAATAATCTATTGAAATATTAGTTATTATGACAAAAATGACGCAAAAGCGTCGATTGAAACGAACGAATTCAAAGAAACACCAATTTCGTCGGTATGGACGGACACGTACTCGTAGTCGTACGCACACGCGCGTCAAGCGAGGCGGTATGTTTAGCAGAGCAGTAGGATCTACGTTAGCAAAAACAGCACGGGAAACTATTGGTACCGTATTAGTCCACGATATTAGACCGTTATTTATTCAGTATAATCAATATATAGCCGGGATTAACCCCAAACCAGAAGATGGATATGTTGTTATAAACGGCGACAAGTTTTTTGAATCATTTGCGGATATACCAATTGACACTGAAATCAAAGCAAGTATACGTAATTTTAAAGAAGAGCTAGAAAATCCAGTTCAAACTTTTGATAAGGCAGTAACAACATTTAAGAATTTAATCAAGATATTAGACGATAGGAAAAAACAACGTGATAAAGAAAATATTAAACCCCCAGGTGATTCATCACATTTAACTCCATATTTTAAATCATCATCATTGTCATCTCCGTTATCTACGTTATCTCTAGCAGGTAATACTACTCAATCTCCCCGACCGAATTTGGATCCATATATTCAAAAGCCATTTAGAAGTCCATCCGACCCAAAATCATCAGTGGTATCCACCACAACTCCACCAAATTTACCTGTAGGTGCCGCCCGCGCGGATCAAGGCGATCAAGGCGATCAAGGCGATCAATCTCAACCATTTAGTCCAGTTCAATTGCGTTGGGAACTGCGCGATGAAGAAGGATCAGCAGTACCCACTGGGGGAAAATGATGCGGATCCTCACTCTCCCCGATGATTCATATATTCCGTGTATACGACCGCCCCCAATATTTATCCACTTGACCTAGATAAATATCGCCATTTTTGACCTGTCGCGCGGTCGGTATACTCGAATGTGTGACATCCGTAACGAGCACTTTTTGGTCGCCTTGCGTCCAGTAACAATACGGTGGCGCAGTGAATGTTTTTCCGTTATGTTTGTGTTCTGTCGGGTGTGATACCCGCAGTTGTTGTTGTGCTTCCGAAAACCAACCGAAATAAAGTTCAGTCTGGTCGGGAAGTGGCGTCGATGGTGGAGGTGGAGGACAGTTTGGAAATGACATTCTTCGTTCTTTGATAATAGTAAATACTAATATTATCAAAACAAGTTCAATTTTATGAGGCGTCGTTAATCAACATCAAGGCCAGCAAACTGATTCTGGACTTTGACGCTTCCATACGTCTTGCTTCCCTTTACATTTCCCCCCGTGCCAGCATCTGCTGTATCACTAGGAATTTGGATTGTCAATGTGGGCAAACTTCTGCCACGCGAAGTTCTCGCGCTACGAAATCCACTCTTGGCATCGTTTGCGCTACTACGCTCAATATGTCTACCTTGAGAAGGAAGGAATCTGCGTTTTTCGCCACTAACAGCACCAGCACCAGCACCAGCACCAGCACCAGCACCAGCACCAGCACCAGCACCAGCACCAGCACCAGCACCAGCACCAGCACCAGCCCCAGCACCAGCACCAGCACCAGCACCAGCACCAGCACCAGCCCCGTCATCGATCACTGATGCGCTAACACCCGCACCACCAGTATTCAAGCACGCAAGTTGCTGCGCCGGGACAAGATTATTCACATAATTGATAACCGTATGCTTTGTAACAAACGTACCCGCCTCCTTCATCGTCGCCAAAAAGACATCATAGTGGAGTTTATACATATGAGTCTTCAGCTCGCGTGGGTAATCCTTCAAAGGCTTTGTGTTTTTCTTAACATAGTGCTCGATATACGCATCATACAGTCGAAGAGTATACTCGTGAAGACGCTCGCGGAACTGGTGAAATACACGCGAATGCTGTGGATGGTATTTCAAATATTCATCAATCGCACGGTCCTTACGCAATTGAAGATACTGTGCCAACAACTTCTGTTCCACCCCCTTACGCTTCTTCACACTCTCGTATTTGGGGTTGCGCTGCTTATAACAAAATCCGGTATCGGTATCGTGGAATACAACGCCAGGCAACGACACGCTTCGAGTCTCAGCTGAGCCATACATCCGACAATAATCCTCAACGGTGTGTGGCGTAAATGTCGCAGTAGTGTCATCTGTCTCATCTGCGACACAAGTCAATCCTGAAGGCATATGAGAAACAGTTCCTCCAAAACTGCTAGAGAAAATATCGCGTTCAATGCGAATTGCGCTCACTCCAACAGATGATGTAGTACCCTCATCCCGCTCGACGATTTCATACACTGCCACCAAGTACAACTTAGGGACAGTAATGACATTCACAATCTGGTTCTTTGGATGCTGAAGAACAAACGAGTAGCAATATTGCTTGGGAACTGCCTCTAGACCATTGGGGAGTACGCTCAAAATATCGCAAATACGACGACGCAACACCTCTTGGATGTTTAACTTTTGAAATGTAGATACACCACTAGCGTCAACTGCTGCTGCTGCTGCGCCATCTGCTGCTGCTGCGTCCTGAATATGATCAAATGACACCTCACCAACACTACTCTTCGTTGATACATACCACTTCTCAGACACCTTATTATAAAACAGATTCACCATCATCCCCTCAACATATTCCTCCGCATTCAGATGCCCACCAGCTGAATTAACTGACTGCGTCTTCATTTCGTCGGTCAGCTTCAACATCTTCGGGGGTGCGACGCAGCAAATCTGTCCGTTAGAGTCAAAGACCACTGAACGGAAACGACCAACAGTTTCATACTCAGTATCCTTCAATTTAGCACGGTCATACTTCAATATATAAAACGTTCCAGACGGAGTTTTAGAATAATGAACCATCAAACTATTCTCAGCACACCACGTTCGCAAATTATAGAACGTATTTACCTCCTCACTAGCAGGATCATTTGTTACTTGTGAAACCTTATTGATAAAGGTGGGCAAACTCGGCAATTCAACAGAAGAAATCGAAAACATTAATACTACTTGTCTTGTATATACCCTTTGGTGAATATCTTTATATTTGTTTGGCAATAACAAAAAATATTATAATAAGCAAAATATATAGGTATACGTACAATAATACCCGAGTTTCATAATAAATACAATTACACAACTAAATAATAATGGAAGAACAGCTACAACAAGGTCTGGCTCCTCCTCCTCCTCCTCCAAATGCCGAATCC